GTGTATTGCTGACGGAACTCTACCATCACCTGCAACATAAGAAACTATTACAGAATTATTAGCATGAAATGGATAATCATTGAAAAAGAATATTCGGCCTTCTTCACCAATTGTCCAAAAAGAACCAAGCCTATTCAAATCTTCTTTGTCTGTAAAATCAACAAGATTACAAACTGTTGGTATTGTATCTGTTGCAGTAAAAGTAAGAACATTTGTTCCGCTTGCTGATGCTGGCGCACTTAACACAATATTTGTTCCATCTGTGATTGAAGCGATAGTAATTGTTCCTGTAATGCCTGTTCCGCTAACAGTCATACCAACACCTAATTTAGATGAATCCGCAACAGTAAGAGCAGTTGATGAATTAGCAGTAGTGCATGACTGTTTTATGGTTGCTTTTAATACACAATCTGCCCCATCATCACCGGAAAGTAGGGAGGAAATGAGAAGTTGCTTGCTATTATTCTTATCTTTTGAGGCATAGAAAAAGTCGGAAATGGATAGATTAGAAGATGATAGAGCCTTTGGTGCTGTTGCTCCTGTAAAAGAAGATGTAGCAGAAGGGAAGGATTCATTAATTAATGCGGTAATCTCATCATTAGTCGTCTTTAACCCAAAGGTATTACAAAATTCACTATTTGCTAAATCGGCTATATTGTTCTCCGATAGCAATTCAAAGGACACACCGTTATTTGGTAGTTGTAATATTATTGAATTTAAGTCTCTAAAATTTTCAAGAAGATGTATTTTTGCTTGTGCTGATGCTAATTCTTCATATGAACCGCCCTGCCAAACTAATAAGGAAACTATTTTTCTAACCTTCATCTGTTTTAGTTGAACAAATCCAACATGGCCACCAAAGTATGTTTTATGTGGCCTTCTTGAAAACTCAAAGTTATGGTATTCGTCTTTAGTAATAATTGGTCTAAAGGAACGCTTGACTTTATCATCAATAATTCCTTCAACTCTTTTTATTATATTTCCAACTTGAGCAACTGTTGGATAAGTGCTATTTGAAAAAGCAGGTATTTGTAATAGATTAGCGACTTCTGTTGCATTGGTATAAAATCCCCGACCTTGTGAATAGTCCGGATTTATTTCGGTAAAGTCGCTTGGCGATATGGTTGTTCCCATTGTTATCACCCAAATATTTTCTTTAATCTTCTAACATTTCTTTTTAGTTTGTTGATTTCTTTAGACAAAGCCCTATTACCTGCCCCTCTTCTAAATGGATTCAAATTATATTCTCCATGATTAACTACATATATTTGACATTCAACAAAAGCATTAGCAAACAGTTCTTCTACATTATGGGAATTAATTGAATCATACTTATATTCTTGACCGCCATAAGTTTCCATGCCTCTCATATTAGCCCCTGCAACTCCTTCTTGTGTTTCAAGAACTTGAACATTAGAAACATAATTCTTTTTATCTTCATTAGGCAGGGCTTGATAGGCATTCTCGGAAATAGTTTCTCCGGTTTCTTTGTGTCTAAATGCCGCTTCTGTTAATTCCTCTATTTCTTTATCTGTCAATGGCTTATCAACTAATTTGTATTTTTTCCTTTCATCAAAAGGAAGGGCTTTGTATTCTTCCGGTGTTATTTTTTCTTCCGGATTTTCTCTATTTTCAGCATATCTTGTTTTTGAATATCTTGCGTCTTTTGTTTGTGTTGATAATGCGGTTGCTCGGAAAGTAGGTTTATCTGTTTCTTTTGTTTTAATATTAGCAAGTATCTTTCCTGTATATACTACCGTTGGCTCATTAAGATATGGGTTCAATATTCTTAAGAATAATTCTTGATTTGCTCTTACAAATCCTTTTGATTCGTTAAGTAAATCTAAAACTATATTATTTAATGTTCCACTTGGTTGCTCAAAGTGATAATATTGTTCACCTACTATAATAATATCTTTTTCTAACATTTCCTGAGTTCTTCTTAAATCACTCATCGCAGTTATGAAAGCCATTTCACTTTCTAAACCTTTACCTTTTATTTTGGTAGTAATTACTTCCCCTTCATCTCTTTCAAACTTATCATCAACTAATTTCATTGGTGTTAATTTTGTTCCTTTGAATATAGCCCCTATCTTTTTTAGGTCTTTTTCAAATAAAGTAAAAGAATGTTCTATAACTTCTGTTCCTATTTTTAGTTGTGATGATTTGGTTTTGTAAGTGGCGTTCTGCCCTGTTGTTTCAAGAATGAAATCGGCCTTTTCCGCCATTATTTTTCCTTCATCAACGGGAGGATAAGTTATTTCTATATGTGCATCTAATCTTGCATTTTCTTTTTTATATGCTAAATTCCAACCGTCGCCTTGTGCATTAACTCTTAATCTAACATCATCATCAACAAATTTAGTTAAGCCTTGCTCGTCAGGCCGCCCGCTTTCAAATTTAAACTCGCTCTTAGGAAATTTTTCTTCAAAGGGAAATGGTGGTAATTCAACATCACCTTTCTTAGCAAATTCAAGCGCACCTGCACCCTTTAACCTCGTTAATACTTTAGCATCAGTAAGATTTTTTATTTTTTGATTGTCAATAAATTCAATATTGGCTCGGTTAGGTTTATTTTTTACTGTTGAAAATTGTTTCCAACCATCTTTATTTTCTAAAAGTGGTTTTAGGGGCTGGTCTATAATTTCTTCATAAATTTTTTTAAATTCACCCATAAACTCTTGTTCATTTAAACCGCTACCTTGAACACTCTCTTTTGCTCGCTTAAATTTAACTATAAAACTTCTATCGCCTGTATTGACATAATCATTCATTTCCGTCTTAAGAAAGTTAGCGGAATTTGGTAAGGATAAGTTTTGATTACCCCATCTAAAAGCGACCATAATTATTCCCCCTCACATTAGCCATTTAGCCCAAGCCGCACCTTTCTGTATTGCTGAACCTAATCCTAAACCGCTTTGTGGGGGTTCATAACTCATTTGTCCTTGAGCATCTATCCAATATGGCCTTCCATATCCGTCTGTTCCCGAAGGAGGAATAGGATAACCACTACCATTATTCATAGCACCTTGCATTTGATTATATTGTTGCATATTACCTGTTAATCCTGCTACTGCGGAAGCCGCAGTTGGTTGCATAGGCATTTGTCCACCACCACTAAATCCTTGAGATTCTAAGTATTGTTGCTTTGCTAATTTTCTTTGATTAACAACTTCTGTATTGATTGCCGCATTTAACAACTTTTGAATATCTAAATCAATGTTCTCTTGAGTAATCTTTTCAAATTCTCTCATAGCATCAGCATTAATTGTTATAGAAGAACCATTAGATGTAAATGCTAATTTACTAAGCATTTGAGAAACAACACGCTGAACTACATCTTCCATTAGTTTTTCAAGAGAAGTTAAAAATTGTTCACCATGATATTGAAAGAACTCTTCAACATGATTATCTTGTAAAGAAAGTAAATTATTTACATTCTTGAAATTTTGGTCGCCTTGTGCCTGAACTGCACCTAATACTGTTCCATTACTTGTTCCTAATATTCCCATAATTAGTCCTCCTTATTTTCTATTGGTTCTTCGTTTGTTGCCTTAATGTTGTGCTTTAGCATTAGATGATTCAATCTATCTGTCATTATGTTTATTTCTGTAATTAATCGTATTACTTCATCGGTAGCCGTCTTGTTATCTGCTAAGGTGGGCGGGGTTATAAACCAACCTGCGTTAGTTAATGACAAAACATCTTCTCTTGTTAAAGTATTGATTGGGCCACTTTTTAAAATCTTAGGCATCTTAGGCTTAAATGCTTTAAAATCCAATCCATGTTTATCTGCAAGTATCTGTTGTTGTAGCATTTCTAACTGCATATAATGTGATGCGTGTTTAGGACAATATGTTCCTCTTAACGGCCTTCCTTTAATTACACCATCTAAAGGAATAGGTGGTCGCATATAATCTCCTTGTTCCCAAATATGATGAAATCCACAAACAACGCACCTATCTTTTAAATTAAACTTTTTACCATATTTAATTCCTATAAATTTTTTAGGTTCGGCTTGTAAAACCTTTATCAGTTCTTTTTGTTGTTTCTTAGGTTTAAATGAAACAAACTTGTATTCTTGAACAACCCCGCTTGCTCTTGCTTGTTGCAGGGGTGTTAATATCGGGCTAAATTGTTGCGGAGCATTTTGTCCTATCAATTGGTTGTTATACATTTTTCATTCCTCAATAATCTTTTATCATAGTCATTACGCCTCTATATACCATTTCGGGGTCGGACTTTGCTGATACTATATATTTGAAACATGGTATTCCCTTGTCGTTTAACTGTCTCATTCCATACTTAAAAGGTTCAAATATTTTATGTTTGTCTATGGTTTCTCCTTCTGCTAAAGGATATTTTTCTCCCCAAATATCATATTTGTTCGCCCATATCCCAATAGCCATAGGGTAATCCGATTCTCTTTTTCTTCTACCTGTTGGCCAAAAATCCGATACGATAGTATCAACTAAAAATTTCCATGCTACTTGATGGTCTAAGTTGGCTTCATTATCTAAATGCCTATGGTCTATCATAAAAATAATATATTTGACTCTACGATTTTTCATATCTTTTACCCATTCTTTCCAATAAACTGCTTCACCGCCTATGTCAGCACTTTTTATTGTATGAGAATCACCATCAATTTTTACATTCTTTCTTGTTGCTCTATGTAATCCAACGGTTCGTTGATTTATTTGAGGCACTTCTCCCCTTGTTCTTAATTGGTGGCTTAATGTTGTTTTACCAACCATTGTAGCACCATAAACTCCAAAATTAATAGCATGAACCTTCTTCCAAAAACCAATAACTGCTTCGCCAACTAATATAGCAAAGCCTGTCATTAATGACATATCAATGACTCCATATATCCGATACCTTGTCTATAATCCAACCCATTATATTAACATCAAATACGCCCATTATATTACCAATAAGTAAAGCAGATAATGTAGCACAACTACCCCAAAACCACGCTCTCATTTTCAAAAAGAAAATATCAGCAGAATGCGCTCTTGTTTGATTATAAGCATAATCCGAGTCCGAGAAACCCATTATATCTCCAAAGACCATTCTTTCACCGCCTATTGTAGTGCGGCTAAGAACTCATTTCCGACAGTATTCTCTTCTTCTTCGGAAATGCCTTGATAAATATTGGTATTGTATTGTCGTGCGCTTTCACGCATTTTTTGTCTTTGTTGTTCGTCTCTTGCTTTTCTTTCCCAAAAGGCCGCTATCTTTCTATCAAGAAGCCACATTTCTATCTTGTCATTCAAGACTAAATCAAATATGGCTTTCATAACCATAATTGCACCTATTGTTCCTAATCCAAATAAAACTGAATGGGCTAATGGCCCATATGGGAAACCTGTTCCAAATTGAGCATAAGCGAATACATTTGTTCCACTTAATGCACCAACAAAAAGTATAGTCATAACTAAACGGGTATCTTGGCTTAACGCTGGCATAATAAAACCTCAAGCAAATTCAATAGAAACTGCAACTGAACCCGATGCTTCTTCAAAGAATAATCCGTTTGAACAGATAACTCCATGCATATCAAACTCTAATGTTTGATTCGCAGTTAAAACAATCCTTGCGATTTCTTTACCTGCGGCACTTGTGTTATCATATACTTTGATAGAAGCGGCAGAACCACCAACCTCACAAGCATGAATTGAAATCAATTTACATTTTCCTGAATAAACAAGACCGCTTGCGGTTAATACTCCGCTACTTCTGCAACTCGGCATATTTCTATCTCCTTCAAACCACGAACAGGGGCTTTCCCTATTAATGCTATGGGTCTATTACTCTTCTAAAGCAGACTTTTTAGGTTTAGCAGGGGCTTTCTTTGCTCTTGTTTTAGCAGGTAGTAATTCCTTGCACAATTCATCATGCGTAGTTATTTCTTTACCAAAAGCCTTAGTTAGCCTTGTAAGCATTTTAGGGTCAATTTGTTTCAAATCTTTCCTATCGCTTTCAGTAAAAGAAATATCTAAGTTAGAATCACCATATACTCTAAGAGCATCAATAGCCTCCACTTCAACAGAAGAGTCTCTATTTAGTATTTCACCAAACATTAGCAAAGTCTTAGACCTTGAGCCTTTGGCTAATTTAATTGTCGCCAACTAAATCACCCTCAAAGCAATCCATAAACTCTAACTCTAACTATTCCTTCATCAGCCGTTCCTGCTAATTGAGCAGAACCCGTTGAAAGAATAATTTTAACGCTATCAATAGATTCATATGCGCCTGTATTAGAAACAACGGCTCTTGCTGATTGACCTATTTCTTCAACTCCTGTTACAATTAATTGAGTTATTTGACTCAATCCAACAGAAGCCGCAGTTAGAGTTATTCCGCCCTGAACATAGTTAGTGATATTTACAATAGCATCAACCATGTATTCATCACCAACGGCTTTAGGCTTTGTAAAACCTTTATGGTCTGCTAACAAACTTACTGTATGTGCCAATTAAATCGCCTCACAGAAGGTTTGTAATTTTGCCTTGACCCTTGAAGTATGAACAGCCCATTTCTCCCATTGTTCGGTAAAGAGCCTTGTTTCCAAGAGAACCGACACCGAATGGGTTTCCGTTTGAAATACCATCTTCAAAGTATTGAGTTGGCTTCATAACAGATAGCCACAAATGGTCTGTATCAAGGAAAAGCATATCACTAATCAAAGAAGAGTTTGTTCCTGTTTGAGTCATAGCCGCAACCGGAATCATTGGTATGTCGTAGTAAGTTGAAACTCTAAATCCAACTTCTTGACCCTTTACGCCTCTTACTCCATTAACAGTTGGAACAATCTCTTTTCTATCCATGAATCTTTCTTGTGCTTGTAGCAAGTCGGAAATAGTTTGTAGAGTATCATATCCTGTTAGAATAACCTTTGGTGAACCACCAGCAACTCTTAGCCTTCTAATCATATCATTTAGAACAGTTAGAGTCAATTGTCGTGCTTCTGCTGAAAGGTAGCCATCACCGAAAGAAACTTCGGAGTCAAGATATTCATTTCCTGCGGCACTTCGTAGTTTTCCGTAAAGTGTGTCAATTTGTTGGTCTGTTGCGCTATCTACAAGGTTTCCACCCGCATTGTCAGCCAATTCGGTAATTTCAGCCGAGTTAGAAACAATCTTCAATAGAGAAGTATATCCTCTATCAATGGCGTTTGCAGTATTATATGCGGTTGTTGGAGAATAGTTTTCCAAAGGCATAACAAGCATTTGGTTTTGGACTTCTGCGTGATGCTTGCCCATATCTTCTCTTAGTTGCGCTCTAATATCGCCAATTCCATCATCAATAGAAGCCATTTCCATCGCCAATTCGCTGAAAGAGAATTGATGTGCAATAATCTTAGGGCTTGTAAATAGTGTATCATACTCCGGTGCAATAGAAACCAAACCATCAGTATTAGAATCTAATGAAGCATTTTCAACAACACCACCAATTCGGTCTGCTCTAAGTGCATCAGCACCATATAGAGAATCAGCCAAAGCGGTATTTGAAGCGGCAGAAACATCTAATTTGTTTCCTGCTCCACCAGCAGGTCTTTTCTTCAAAATTCTCCAACCACTTGATGAATAAGGTCTTTTTGAAATAACCGATAGTGCATTACATTCTCGGTTTAGCATAGACCATACTTTTTGACCGTAAATCTTGTTGTAAAGATTTGCGTTAATACCCGATGGTGCGCTTAATGAACCATCGTGTGCAGTATGAATACCTGCTACTGTTCCTGCGGCCTTAAGCAATTGATTGCTAATATGGCCTGTTGCGCCTGTTCCATAGGTTTGTGCTTCTAAATCTGCTATTGTGTTAATATATCCTGACATCTTAATAACCTCCTACCATCTTATGAATATCCGACCAATCCATTTCGGCCAATTCTTCCATTGAAGGGAGTTCAACTATTGCCTCTTCTTGTGCTTTTAGGATTGTTTCCTTTTCAGCAGTTAGAGACTTTCTTAGTGCGGTAAATTCATCTTTTAGAGATGCAATTTCGCTTTGTGCGTCATATTGAGACTTAGCCAAAATAGATTCTTTTGCAGAAACTTCTTGGTTAAATCTTGCTTCAAATGACTTTTGAAGGTTATCGTAAGCCAACTTTTCAAGTTGTTCTTGACGGAAAGCCTCGTAAGCCTTCTCAATGTTTCCAACGGACAAATCAAGAGTTTCTAATTCGCTGTTGTCAAATGCTT